GTAGTGCGTGGCTCATTATGGCCCACACGTTCCATAATTGCTTTTAACGGAACATTGGACTCTGCAAGAATAGATATATGAGTATGTCTAAATGTATGGGTACTTACTGGTTTTGGAAAACTAAGTTTTTTTATAATTCGATTCACATAGTGTAGATCATATGGTAAACCGCCATCAGTAACAAAAATATATCCTAAGTCAGCAAATTTAGATTTCCATAACCGCCTTGCTTGATTGGCCGTAATAAAATGATTAATAATCTGTACGGCCCTTGCATCCAATTTTACTTTACGGATAGAATGAACATTCTTTGGTGGAAGGCGCATAGCAGGGTCTGAAAAACTACCACGAGTAGACAAAGTAGCGTTTATATCAATCTCTGCATTTTCTCTATCATAGTCTTGAGTGCGCAATGCTACCATTTCACCAAATCTAAGACCAGTTAAAGATTGAAATTCACATAATAGAGATACATGATGATTAATAGTATCTAATTGTGTAAGTAAATCTTTTAGTTCATCTTTAGTAAGGAATTTAGAACGCTGTTTCTTGATGCGGTTAACATCTGCTACAGGCTTTTGGAGTTCTATATTATCTAAAAATGAAATGTCACGGATATACTCCATGCGCCTTGCATACTTCAATGATTGTCTAATTAGGCTAAGAGCAAGCTTAGTATAGTTATATGAATATTGGCAAGCGAATTTATCAAAGGTACTTTGGATAATATAAGGAGATAACTTAGATAATAATATATCAGTAGGGAACCATTTAATAACTTGCTTATGTAAATTATCCATACTATATTGAGTAGATGATTTTCTAAACGCACGCTTTGACTCTAAATATTCGGATATAACATCATTCAATGTCATATCCTTGGCAATGTCTGTATTAGTGGCCAAGTCAATTTTCTTTTGTAATTCAGATTGTGCAAGCTTGTATGCTTGTCTACTATTAGATGTATATGTTACAGATACTCTTTTTGTTTTACCACTATATACATCAGTATAGCGTTCTTGAAATTTATATTTAGTAATACCAGCTTTAGTGGTTATAGTTTCAACCCACATAAAAACCTCCTAGGCAAAAATAGTATAGTAAAGAAGCCTAAGAGGTATGGTATAATAAAGAAAGCTAAAGTGGTATACCTCTTAGGTGTATCATGACCCCTTACTCTGTTCGTGCAGGGTAGGGGGGATTTTTATATAAAAGATAACAAAAAAAGCGCTCCAATAAGGAACGCTTTTCTTTTTTATCCAAAAGGATAATATAAAGTTAGTTTTGGGATTCATAGCCCAATTTGTACTTTAATTATACGTTCACGACTATTGGTTGTCAATATATTCCTTGCCTAAAATGATATGGGACATTAAGGCATAATGAATACTTATTAAATCGGCTGGATGTATTTTTATATCATATAAAGCATGAGATTTTTTAACAGGGAATATTATTCTTGATTTGCTAATAGTCTTGATCTGATTTAATTCTACAATAGTACCTTTAGCCATTTTTTCTGCAAAGTCCATAACATCTTTATTGCTAGAGTAGATTTCTTTTACACCAGCATCAACAAGCGCTGAATAACGCTTAGCATACTCATCCTTACTTAGTGATGAAGAATTTTTTGCAAATGCAATAACCTTATCACGAAGTGGCACATATTTATCACCATAAAGATTGAAATCAGAAAGGACTTTATCAATCAATAAATTTTTGATAGGGTAGGAAATTTCATGTTCCCATTCTTTAAGAGTATTATGTTTTTCTTTTTTTGAGGTTAAAGGGACTACAGTAAGTAAATCATTTTTCTTTCTATCCTTAGTATTTAAGACAATGGCATAATGCGGATAACTAAATTCGTGTCTGATGCCACATCCAAAATCAACAAATATAATTTGTCCCTGTTCGTATTTAGGAAGATAGGTTGGACTAAATTTAGACTCATTAGATTTATAAGCAATATATGTATGCATCCAACTTTTGAACCGTTCAAAATTCTTAGCATTAGTACTAGCTAAATGCTTTGCATATAAAATATATTTTCGTATTAATGAAATCAACTTTTTCACTTATATCCCCTTAGTATCATAATATATGATGATAGAAATCTATTTCTTCAAGTACTTCATCTGTGAGTTCTTTCCGTCTTACCATATGTTCAATAAGATTAACATGTTGATCTATATGGAAATCATCATTAATTATATGTAGCAATTCATGTCTAATTTCCTTACGCATATCTTCAAAAGACATATTCTTACGGATGTAAATATTGTGAACACCTTCATCTTCCCCAGTTGATGAGATAGCCTTCACATTAGGAATATCACACTCAATAATATTAATAATCAAACTAACAACCCCTAATAGTATTATTTATTATGTTTTAATTTTAAAAGTTCAATATATTCAACTGCTTTTTCCATATCTTCTTTGGAAATGCCACGTGATGCGGAGAATAATAAACGTGCAGAAGGACGAGTGCGAAGGTATTCAGCGTATTCAGCGGTTTCAGAATCAAGATAGTAACCTTGAGGAGTATCATCCTTATCCCAACCGATTAACCATTCTGGCTTAACTTCTAATATAGGAGCTAATCTATTTATAAAATCAATAGAAACACTAGCGATTTTACCAGATTCATATCTTTGCATATTACTTTCACTAATACCTAATCTTGCTCCTAGGTCAGCTAATGTTATGCCTTTTTGTTTTCTAATAGTTTTTATTCTTTCTCCTATTTCTTTATTTATTGTATTTCTTTCGTCGGTACTCATAATATGCCTCCAAATAAGAATCGCCCTTACAATCTTATATTACAATAAACTTGAATAAAATTCAAGAAAAATTATAAAACTTTTATAAAATCTTGCATGGAGCGGTTGACAGGTTTTTCTAATAGGATTATCATGTAACTAGAAACTTGCATATGGTGCAAGTAAAGTGAGGTGAAAAGATGAAACTAGAAAAATTGAAAGGGTTGTTGGTAGAACACAAGAAAACATATGCAGACTTAGCAGAGTTATTGGGAGTATCTATTACAACCATTAACAGCAAAATGAATGGAAAAACACAATTTGATGTAGTAGAGGCTACAATGATTAGTGATTGGCTTGGATTAGACTGCTCTAGTAGAGTAGATATTTTTTTAAACAATAACTTGCATAATATACAAGTTATAGATTAGTAGAGGTGAAATCAAATGGGAGAAGACTATAAAGCATTTATGAAAGAAATGCAAATAGATGTTAGTCAAAAGCGAATTACTAAATTAATTGAAGCCAAGACAACTATCAAAGAAGTAATACATTATGATCCAGGAGAAAAATCAAAATATAAAACGATAGTTAACATGATTGATGAAGTAATTGTGGATGAACTTAAAGTCCAAGAAAAGTCAATGCAAGCTTAGAAGCAATAGTTTTAACAACTTCAAGAGATGCAGAGCCACTTATTTTACCGAGTGTACTTTTTGTTTGTTTCCAAACAGAATCATCACGAATGGTATCTAAATAATCATGACCTTCATTAGTCAATCTAGTGATAGAAACATAAGGAGCAGTTTCGTCAATTATGCCGATAATAAAGCCTGCATCATCTAAAAGAAAAACGTGATAAAGAATAAGCTCTTGGTCTTGATGCAGTTTTGAAAGGCTATTTAAAGTCAAAGATGCATCGATAGAATTAGAGTTTTCTACAGCAAACAATATATTTCTAATCAAATCTAAGTTCCGTTTCATAGTGAACCTCCTTTCAAGGTGATTATAGCAATTATAAAAGAAAGATGAAATAGGAGGAAATATTAATGTTGGTAATTGCAATTGAAGCAAATATAGACAAAATGAAAGACGAAAAATTTATTAAAGCATATGAACGAGTTACTAAAGCGAAGGATGAAGTAGAGAAAGGAATTAAAGAGTTAAGCGAACTAGGAATAAAAGTTAACGTGGATTATTTAAATATAAGACGTGATTAGAAGGAGTAGTAGGAATGGAAAGTGTTCAACCAAAATACGTGCCTATTAGCACATTAGCTAAGATATGGGGGCGCAGCAAAATGTATATCTATAGAAGAATAGATATGATCCGTAATGAAGGTAGATTTAATGAAATCTGTATGCAACTAGGACCACAACAAACGCTGGTACATGTGGATAAATTTGAAGCATGGATGAAAGGGCAACATATGAAGTGGCTAAAGGGGGCATAGAAGATGAACATTATAAATATAATTACAACCGTGCAATGGTGCTTAGGGATATTAGGCTTAGGCCTATATGGTGGAATTGAGCAAGCAGAAGGCTGGCAAATATTAATCAACATGATATTAACAATAACAACTGGCATCACAATTTGGATGTTAGGAAGGGTTAAGGAGGTGATAAGTCATGATACTAAAAAAAGAAAAAGCAATGGACTTACTAATAAGATATTTAAAGTTCACTAAAGAGGAAGCTGAAATATTAAAGGAAAGTATTACAAGTATCAGTGTAAATAACAAAGCTACTAGCATGGATTTCACGATATTGGCAAATGGATGCGCCATATTTTTGAAGCGTAAAGAAGGTAGTTACGAAATGCGAGTTACAGGGAAAGGACCAATCAAGGAATATACGTTCTATCTAGCAGAAAGAACAAGAGGGATACTGCTTGATGCGGTGACATGTAATGAGTAAACACTGCAGCATATGTGATGAGTGCAATAAAAAAAGCCGTGCCTACATACACTGTAGACAGGCTAAAGGGATTATATGTATGGAACATTGCGATGCATGTCAATATTTAGAGATTGAACAAGGTGACATGCATTGCAATTATCCTAGGCAAAAAGAAAAGGCCACTAATTAAAGTAGCCCTTTCAAGCACGTAATTACGCACCAAACCTAACGTAATTATATCACACATGGGCATAAAAGACTAGGGAAAAGCTTATTTAAAGGCTTTTCTTATTAACTAGATATAACATATTAACAAATCAACCAATTAACCATGGGGGTATGATTACGAGATGAGGAAGCGTAAAAAAACCATATCTAAAAATATGATAGAGGTACTTGATTATCACACATCAAGAACATATAGAAAGAATGGCAAGCGTGTAAAAAAGAAAAGCATCACACCAGAAGCAATGAAAAAACAAAATGAAAAGCAGGCAGAAGCAAGCTTAAGAATGTTGATTGATAATAACTTCACTACAAATGATTGTTACATCACATTAACTTACAAAGAACAGCCTGCTACATGGGAAGATGCAAAGAAAGATATTCAGAATTTTATAAGAAGGCTAAAACGCAAATATAAAAAACTGGGTAAAGAATTGAAATACATTTACATAGCGGAGGGGAAAACAAGAATACATTTCCACATGATCATTAACAATGCAGAACTATATTCAGATGAGTTGAATGAACTTTGGCCACATGGCATGCATAAGTTGATGCTATATCAAGGCAGAGCAGAAGATGCAGTAAGACTAGCAAGCTATTTTGTAAAAGAAAAAAGAAGTGCTTGTTATTCAGAGAAAGAAGATGCATTTAAGCGCAGGTGGAATAGTAGTAAGAATTTAGAAAAGCCGAAAGTAAAAACAGAAATATTGAAGCCTAGCGAATGGAGAGATTACATCCAACCGCCAAAAGGATACTACGTAGAAACAGACAGTGTAGTTGAGTCTGTTTCTGATGAAGGTTATCCTTACAGATTTTACAGATTAATAAGAATTGAGGAGGTCAAACATGGCACTACTAGGAATAGGAGTTGTAGTAGGGGTAATGCTAGGAGTATTAATCATGGCATTATGCGTAATTAGTAAAGAATGTGAGAAATGGGAGGATGAAGTAAATGATAAACGTAAATGAAGTATTTTTGAGCGGTAACGTAGTAGCAGATGCAGAACTACGATACACAAAAACAGGAAAGCCAGTACTTACCTTTAGAATGGCAACAAATAAATATGTGAATGAGCAACAGAGTACACAATATCACAACATTGTATGCTGGGTTGATGCGGAACTTTACAGTGGGTTACGTAAAGGTGATTTTGTAGCAGTAAATGGCGAATTAAGAACTAGATCATATGAAAAAGACGGAGGGAAAAGATACATTACAGAGATTGTGGCCAAAGTCCTTACATATGGCTTGAAAGAAAATGAAAGTACACCAAGCAATTTTGAAAATGGGTTTGTAGATGATGATGAAAATATCCCATTCTAGGAGGAAATAAATGCGAAGAGGCAGACCAAGAAAGATATGTAGCCACTCATTTGGACCAGCAAAAAGCGGTGCGTTATGGGTAAAAGCATCATGTCACAAAGGGAAAACATCAATTAAAGTATTCAAAGGCAAGACAGCAGGCACTTTATATTGGCTGAAAAAAGAAGAATGTGAAGATTGCCCTGCATACAGTCCAACAAAGATTTATGCGAAATAGGAGGGAACAACATGCAAAACACAAGCATGGCAGGTGTACCGATGAATTGCATAAATTGGTTAGCACTAGGGGCAGTAGTATACGGTGCAATGGAAAAGAAAAAAGCATTAAGAGTATTAGGCTTAAAAGAGCAATATAAAAAGATTGACGTAATTAAATACGATGAAGTAATGGCATTGGTTAATAAAGGGGTAAGCTACAAAGAAATAGCAGAAGGATTAGGAGTAAGTTTGGCATCATTTAAAAATAGATGTAAAGAACTAGGGGTAAAGTCTAAAAGAGGCAGAAAACGCAACAGACATTGATGCGGAAACACTAGGGGGCAGACCATGAACCATGTAACAACACTATTTAACAGCAATGAGTTTGGGGAACTAAGAACTATCATTATTGAAAATGAAGTGTACTTTGTGGCCAAGAGCGTAGCAACAGCACTTGGATATAAAGATACTGCAGATGCAATCAGAAAACATATTGATGAAGAAGATAAGCTGCGTTGGCAAATTGCCGACACAGGCCAAAAGAGGGAAACATATTTAATCAATGAGTCTGGACTATATTCATTGATATTGAAATCAAAGATGCCAAGTGCGAAGAAATTCAAACGTTGGGTGACTAGCGAAGTACTTCCACAGATTAGGAAAACAGGAAGCTATGATCTACATATTCCAAAGACACTACCAGAAGCATTGCGGTTATATGCAGATGAAGTAGAAGCACATAACCAATCAAAGGCAATCATTGAGCAACAAAAACAACAGATAGCGGAGTATGAACCAAAGGCTGACTACGTAGACAAAATTTTAAGTAGCACAAATGCAATGACTGTAACGCAGATTGCTGCGGATTATGGTCTTAGTGCTAAAGCATTAAACAAGATACTTCATGATGCTCATATCCAACGTCCAGTAAATGGGCAATGGATTTTGTACAGTGACTTAATGCGCAAGGGGTACACAAAGACTAAAACACACACATATATGACTACCGATGGAAGATTAGAGTGTAAGGTATCAACAAGATGGACACAAAAAGGTAGATTGATGATACATGAACTTCTAAAGAAACGTGGAATTAATGCCATATGTGAGGAGGTAGCATGAAGCCATTAGTATATAAAGGCCTAAGAAAGAATGTAAACAGGTCAGAATGGGTTAGTAGTGATGAAATAAAGCAAAGCTACACACAAATTAGATTATTAGCAGTAGAAAACGATATATATGCATGGGTACCAATTGAGGACGGAACACTATGCAGAGGGAGCGAAGCAAAAGACAATACAGGGCAAAGGATATACGAAAAGGACCATATAGAGTTTGATTGTAAATCAGTACAAGATACTCCATTGGTAGCGGAAGTATATTACAGTACAGATAAATTTCAATGGCGCTGCAAAGCAATCAACCAACAAACTGATGCGGTCCTAGATTTTGATTTAGCCTTTGTGGTGAATAATGGGAAAGTAAAAGTAATAGGCAATAGATTAGAGGGATATGAGCATGAATGATAGATTTAGAAATTTAAAGAAAGCACATGATCATATTGTAAAAGGGCGCTCAAAAGAAGTTAGAAAAGTATTTATACCGCATTGGGGTTATGTATTTGTATCATCTGATGCATTGATAAAAGCAAGAATACGAAGAGACGAATTAAAGGGGAACAAAGTATTTAATCAATGGGCGAGGAGTTATTATGAAAACACCATGCAGGGAGTGCAAATTTAGAGAAGTAGGGTGTCACAGTAAATGTGAAAGCTACATTCAATGGAGAGCGCAGCTAGATAAATATAACGAGCAGAAGAACATGCAAGGAGATACCTATAAATATATTGGGGATAACGTAAGAACTATTAGGCACAGAATGAGAAAGATAAAAGGATATAGCTGTACTGTGAGGGACTAATAAATGAAGTTAGATTTATGGGTAAGGCTAAATATAACAATGGCTGATGATACTAAGGTAAGTGGTTGGACACAGATATATGGGAAACATGAGTTAGCCATGTATAAAAAGCCTTTCAAAGAATTGAAGCCAATTATTAATGATCACATAGAAAAAATGAACTGGCTAACTATTTGTAATAGGTGGGGTGAAACAAACCAAGTAATAGAAATTAATACAAGAAAGATAAAGCGGTATGTAATAAAAGAGTGTGTGCAACCATATGAAAATGACGAAGAATGGGAGCATGTTAGGAAATGGTACAGAGAATACAAACAAAAAGAACGTGAAAAAGCAGAGAAAATAAGCTAGGAGGATAAGAAATGCAAAGAAAGTGTCATAGATGTGATAGGCTATTCACACCAGATAGCCATAGCACATGGTGTCCAGATTGTAGAGAAGGCAAACCAGTAGAGCCTAGAAAGACAAAGGAACAATTAGAGCAAGAGCGTGAAGCACGATTAGAGAAAGCATTTAAATATACAAGATACTGTGTACAGTGCGGGAAAAAATTCCATACTAATAAACGAAATAAGGTGCTTTGTGGTGATTGGGTTTGCGAGGACAAGCAACGAAAGGGGCAATAAAAATGAGGATACTAAGCATAGGATTTGGGGATAAAAAGAAAGTAAAGTATGAGAAAGTAAATAATGCTGGTATTACTGAAACATATCAACTGGTTACAGAAGATGATTTCAGACCAGAGATATTAGAAGCCTATGTAAAAGCAAGGGCGCTAGTATTTGAAATATTTAAAGTATTCAAGCTATTTGAAGAAGAGTGGATGAAGATTAAAACCATTAGCTTTAAATGGCATAAGGAAATGCCAAGGATAATTACAGAAGTAAAATATGTGCTTTTAATAACCAACAAAAAAGGGGATGAATGTACAATTAGCACTTCATGGTTTCCAGTCGACGAGGAAACACAAGACAAATTAATTCCATTAGTAGAAGAAATAGAACTATTTGTAAGAGGTGCAAGAGCGCAGGGGAAACTTTGGGAAGATGAATTAGAAGCTGATGCGGTCGAAGGGGAAACATTTCATATCAATGATCTAGTACAAGAAGGAGAAGCGGATGATTAAAGACCAATTAATTTATGTAGCGCATCCATTTGGCGGAGATAAAGCCAATAAGTATTCAATTGATACAATCATGGAAAACCTAGTAATGCTAGATAAGAACAATACATATCTATCACCTCTTCATAATTTCAGCATGTTGTACTTTGATAAACCGTATTCAAAAGGCTTAAAAATATGCTTGGACATGTTAAATAGATGTGATGCATTAGTATTATGTGGTGACTGGGAAACATCTAAAGGATGTATTGGGGAATGGTCATTTGCAATAGCTAAAGGGATGCCAATATATACATGGAAAGAATGGACCGATAAATTAAAGGAACAGGGAGATAATAGCCGATGACAGGAAGGGAATATTTAAATCAGATACGTGATACTGATTTGAATATCAAATGTAAGGAAAGAGAAGTGTTACGGTTACAACAAGATATAATGTATCTGCAAGCAATTGATTATAGCAAAGACATTGTAAGCGGAGGGCAACCGATTACCTTTGAGGATAAGATAGCAAACATTGATGCACTATCAAATGAACTAATGAGAGAATGGAGTTCATACCTAAGAGAAAGGGAAAGAGCAAGATTTCTTATTAATGCCATACCTAGTTCAAAACAAAAGAGCGTACTGATTGATAGATATGTTAATGGGCATACATGGGAAAAGGTGGCAGCATTAATTGGCTGTTCAGTGCAAAACATTCATAACCTACATAAAAGAGCAATTAGAAACTTTGAAGAAATTTTTAAAAAGGTTGATAGTATTTGACTATCAATTTATGGGATACTATATGTGGGCATGGATGAAGAGAACACTTTCAACAAGCCTCCTAGAAAAACTACACACTATTAAGGACTACATCATACACAGGTCGCACAACACAGTATGATGCGGTCCTTTTTAGTTTATAAGAGGTATTTGATGAAACATAAAAGAATTACATCCAAGAAAACAATACAAGAAGTTCGCAAGCCATATTGTGAAATATGTGGACAAAGAACAAATATAGAACCACATCATATTAATACACGTGGAAGCGGTGGAGGAGATATTAAGGAGAACTTAATACAGCTATGCACACAATGCCATATCAATACACACGGTGGACAATATCCAACCAAAGATGATTGCTTAAATAAAGTAGCAGAGCGTGAAGGTATTACATATGATGAAGTATATACAATTAATCGTAGAGCAATGGGATATGATGTATGACTAGAATATGTTGTAACAGGGATAGGTGCCTTAATAATAAATATGGCATCTGCACTGCAGACACAATTGAATATGAAGGAATATGTCAAAGCTACATTACAACTAATGATGCAAGAAAAACTAATTGCGGATTATGTAGAAGAACACATGGAAAGTTAAAGCGTAATAGCAATAGGGTATTAAAGTAGAGGTGATGCAATGCTAAAAGCATGTAGCTATTGTGGAGGAATACATGAAGGAGATTGTCCACATAAACCTAAGCGCAACTACAAGCAGGAGCATGCAAATGCATCTGATAGCAGGAAGAAAGAACGGAAGTTCAGAAGCAGTATTGAATGGCAAGACTGCAGAAGAAATATATTAGATCGTGACAAACATCTATGTAGATTATGCTTGCACGAAGATAATTATATTAGTGTAGGGCAACGCTTAGATGTACATCACATTGAGCCATTACATGAAGCATGGAAGAAGCGTACTGATGAAAAGAACTTGATTACATTGTGCAGGATGCATCACTACAAAGCAGACCATGGAGAATATAAGAGGGAGTACTTAAAAAAAATAATTAGTACCCCCCCTACCATCAAATAAATTTTTTACAAAAAAGTCCAAGACCGTACTGCTCACCACAATTTACACAATTTTCCCTAATGGGACATGCGTGCGCACGTGAATATATATTTATTTATATAGGGACTATATAAGGATGCTGCAAGGCAGAGGAAAGGAGGTGGACACATGAGAAAAGCTGTATCAGCAAGGACTACAAAGAAGCACTTAACAAAGGCAGAAAAAGAAAAACGTATAGCTGTAGAAAATGCGTTCATTGATGATGCGGAAATAGAACCGCCAAGCTATCTAACTAAAACACAATTAGAAGCATTTCATTTTATTGTTGATGCATTAAGGCAAGCTAAAGTATTAAGCCGATTAGATACACAAACAATTATTCAAGCTAGTGTAGCTATTGATATGCTGCACACGGCAAATAAGCGTGTGGCCAAAAGACCGACACTTGCAATTGATAGGGAGTTTGTGGCAACACAAGAAAAGCTGGTGAGAACCTATTTGAAATTGTGTGATGAATTATGTCTATCTCCACAATCTAGGGCAAAGCTGGGTGTGCTTGTAGCTAATCAAAAAGAAGAAGAACAAGATCCATTGCTTAATGTACTGCAAGGGGGTAGTAGTTGATGCATAAAAAACATCCAGCCTACAAGTACGCAATGGATGTAGCAGAGGGCAAAGTCAATGCACCTAAATATGTCAAACTACAGGTAAAGGAATTTCTTACTATTGCTAATGGTAAAGATAGCCGATACATGATTGACGATAACAAAGTGCATACTATAGGCGAACTATTGAAGTTAATGGTAATGCCTAAAGGCCTAAAAGCAAACTCTACGGTGTATGATGCTATGGCTGGCTTTCAATGGTTATTCATCATAGCTATTCTGTGTACTGTAGAACGTGATAATAAAGATAAACGAAGATATGAAAACGCTATATTAGAAATATGTAGAAAGAACGGTAAGACATTCTTAATTGCCGTTCTTTTTATTTTGCTTTTTTTCATTGAGCCTAAATTCTCAAAATTCTATTCCGTCGCTCCAGATGGCTCACTATCTCGAGAAATTAAAACGGCTATTGAAGAAATAATCAGAAGTAGTCCGGCACTACTAGGGAAGATGAATGGCAAAGAAAAGTTTAAAATATTGCGTGATTATATCCACTGTAATATTACTGAAAACAGATATACACCTCTTAACTACTCAACAGGGCGGTTAGATGGTAAGTTGCCTAGTGTATTTCTTGTAGATGAAACAGGAGCATTACCAAATACCTATGCTATTGAAGCTATGAGGTCAGGGCAGTTGACGATACTCAACAAGCTAGGCTTCATTATTTCAACTAAATATCCTACACTTAACAATCCATTTGAAGATGAAGTGGACTATGCAAAGCGTGTATTGAATGGTGCAGTAGATGATGATAAGGTATTCGCCTTGTTATATGAACCAGATGATACAAAAGGTTGGGCAACGAATGATGAAGTGCTAGAGCAAAGTAATCCACTAGCCATTGAAATGGAAGAAATCATGGATGACTTGAAAGCTAAACGGCAAGTAGCTATAGAGATTGAAAGCAAGCGTGAAAACTTCATTACTAAACATTGCAATATCATTTATAGCGGTGCTGGTAGTGAAAGTTTTGTGAATATTGCGGACTTACAAAAAGGTGCAGTAGATCATATTGATTGGAATGGACGTGAAGTATTCCTTGGTGTTGACTTAGCCTTATCTACAGATAACTGTGCTGTAGATATGGTTGCATATGACGAGGATGAGGGCAAAGTATATTGGGATGCAAGGGCGTTTATTCCAGAAGATAGGGTGGACGAAAAATCAAAGCTAGAACGCATTCCATATCGTGATTTTATTAATGCTTGCTATTGCATTGCGTGTGGCAATCGTACTGTAGATTATGGGGCAATCGAACGCTACATAATGCAAATAGAAGCTAAATATGGGGTTACTGTAATGGGTATTGGCTATGATAGGTGGAATGCCTTATCGACCGCTCAAAAGTTAGAAGATGTTGGATATACGATGGTTGATATTAAACAACATTCGAGCGTATTGCACCCAGCGACTAAGTGGCTTGCAGAATTAGTAGCTGAGGGCAATCTTGTTTATGAAAAAGGTAACAAATTATTAGAAATCAACTTTGAAAACTCACGATGTGTGTACGATACAAATATGAACAGATATGTAAACAAGAAAAAATCAAGAGGCAAGGTTGATATGGTAGTAGCTGGCATCAATGCGATGTACTTGTTACATCAAAATTATATGCTCAATAGTACCCTTGATTGGGTAGTGCAAATGTAGAAAGGGGGTGAAAAATTGGGATTAATTAAAAATATCTTTGGTTTAGAGGTACGTGAAGAGTCTGTAGTGAGTGAAAACTCATTCATTGATACTGCTGATGATGTAGATTTAGGGCTTCCTAGCTTCGATACAACAACACGAGTAACAAGACAACAAGCGTTAAGCGTGCCAGCAGTAGCAAGTGCGTTATTTTTGATTAGTGGTATTATTGCTGGTATTCCTATTAAGTTATACAAACGAGATGGCAATACTATTAAAGAAATCACGGACGATGAACGTACAAAGCTATTGAATGTAGATACTAACTCTATATTGGGTTCGTTTGAAACAAAGCAAGCTATGATTAATGATCTAATCATGGAGGGTGCTTGTTATTGTTACATCGGAAAAGATGGGAATAATGCTACATCATTACAATACTTGCCTAAATATCGTGTAAATGTGCTTGATAACGGTAAACTAATTGATAGGACTGTACTATTCTTAGTAGATGGAAATTACTACGATAACTTTAATATCATGCGTGCTGTTAGAAATAGCAATGATGGGGTACATGGTAGAGGCTTGTTAGACGATAATGCTACGCATATTTCTAGTATGTACAATGCGTTAGTATATGAGAATGGCGTAATCAGTAAGGGTGTGCGTAAAGGTTTCCTTAAATCCGAGGGGAAATTGACGGTCAAAGCACTTGATGCACTTAAAAAAGCATGGCGAAAGATGACGGCAAAGCTTGGTACTAGCGATGTAATTGTACTTAATAAGGGCATTACATTTGAAAGTGCTGATAGTACAGCGGTAGAAAACCAACTCAACGAAAGCAAACAAACAAATGCAGATTTAATTTATAAATTATTTGGCTTTACTGACAAAACATTTATAGATGAGAAAGCATTTAATATTTTTATTAAAACTACGATTATGCCAATAGTAAATTGCTTTGTTGAAGCTATCAATCGTTCAATGCTGCTTGAAGTTGAAAAAGGAAATCTGTATTTTAGCTTAGATATGAATGATCTATTGAAAGCAGATATGCTTACACGTTTTAATGCATATAAAACTGCATTGGATAGCAACTGGATTAACGTTGATGAAATTCGTCAGCGTGAAGATTTATCTCCTATGGGTATTGACTTCGTAAGTATGAACCTTGCGAACGTGTTCTATTATCCACAAACGAAGAAAGTGTATACACCAAATACTGGTGTACTTGGTGATTTAACTACACTAAAATCAGTGAAAGGGGGTGAAAATAATGAAAATTGAAGTCCGTAATGGTGCAGCTACGATTGAAGGCTATGTAAATGTTACAGAGCGTTTAAGCAAGCCTATTCGTGATGTAAGGGGTAATTTTTTAGAAAAAGTACAAAGTGGTGCGTTTAATTCTGCATTACAACGCAATAATAATGTAGAGTTACGTTTCAACCACCGCAGAAAATTGGGAGACCAACAAGACGGCTCTCTTGAATTAAGAGAAGATAGCATTGGGTTATACGCAAAAGCTATTGTATCTGATGCGGAAGTAGTACAACTTGCAGAAAATAGACAACTTAAAGGCTGGTCTTTTGGTTTTAGAAAACTAGAAGATGCTTGGGATAAACAAGAAAATATGCCAGAAATCCGTACGCTTAAAGCTATTGATGTAAGTGAAGTTAGTATTTTATCTGTGAACCCTGCATATATTGCAACATCTATCAATGTACGAGCAGATGAAGGTGAAGATTTACTTGAGTGTAGATCTAACGAAACTGCAACAGGTACATTGGAATATGATATTGAAGAACGTAAGACTGATGATGATGAAGAAACCAGCAATCAGAAATATCATGACATTTTAAATAAATTAAATGCTTAGCATCCACCATATGGGGGTGCTTTTTTAATGAAAAGAAAAGAGGATAGCATGAATTTTAAAAAACTTATTGAAAAACGTAATGGTTTGGTTGAAGAAATGAACAACCTTGTTAAAGCAGCAGATGAAGAAACTCGTGCATTGAACGAAGAAGAAACATCCAAATTTGAAGAACTTCGTAAAGAAGTAGATGGTATTGACCGCACATTGGAACTTGCAAAAGAAGAACGTTCCATGATGTCTGTATCTAACGAAGAAGAACCTGTTAAAGCTGACGAAAAAGCAATGGCAAAAGCTGAAGAACGTGCATTTGCTAACTTCTTGCGTAATGGTGAAACTACATTCACAGATACTGAAACACGTGCAGATGTAAACCTTACTAAAGGTGATAATGGTGTAGTAATTCCATCCACAATCGCAGAACGTATCATTTCCACAGTTAAAAATATTGCACCAATCATTCAAAATTCTGATTTCTATGATGTAAAAGGTGATTTAGTATTTGCAGTTGAAGATGAGTCCACATCTAAAACTACTTGCGCATATGTTGGTGAGTTCCAAGAACTCGAAAGTACTAGCGGTAAATTCAAACAAGTTACATTGAAAGGCAATGTAGTAGGTGTATTAACTAAAGTATCCAAATCCTTAATCAATAACGCTGGTTTTGACATTGTAAACTACGTTGTAACTAAAGTAGCAGAAGCAATCGTTGTATTCTTAGAAAACGAAATGATTAATGGTTCTGCTAAAATCCAAGGTCTTTTGAACGCTCAAAATACAGTAACTGCTGCTAGTTCAACTGCAATCACTGCAGATGATTTGATTGAACTTCAATTCAAAGTACCGCAAGCGTATCGTGGTAATGGCGTATTCATCATGAACCCAGAAACATTCAAAGCGTGTGCAAAATTGAAAAACGCACAAGGAGAATACTTGTTGAATAAAGACTTTACAAATGGTTATGGTTACACATTGTTAGGCCGTCCTGTTTACGAGTCTGACAATATGCCTAAAATTGCTACTAAGAAAAAAGTTGCAATTTATGCAGACCTTAAAGGCTATGCTACAAAAATTAGCGGTGAAAACTCCGAAATTTCTGTATTACAAGAACGCTTCTATACTCAATACGCAGTTGGTGTAGCTGGTTATGTTGAAGTTGACGGTAAAATCGTTGATGAACAACGTATTGCTACATTAGCAATGGCTTAATAGTCATGAAGTACAAGGTGTTAGTTGGTTATAGTGGGGTAGTATCTGCCCCACTTGGCAGCATTGTTGAGTATACAGACGAGGTAATCATCAATGATCTATTACAAGCTGGTTACATCGAGCCTGTAAAACAAGCTAAAACCAAAAGCAAAAAGGCTGAAACAGAGGAGTAAACATGAAAGTTAGTGAGTTAAATCTTGATATTGTATCGAACTATATTCGTGTTGATGTTACGGCCGATACTAAACCTATCTTAGACATGGTATTATCTGCAGCAATTTCATATTGTATGACATATATGGGGATAGCTGATAAGACTACACTTGATGATTATGAAGATATGCCTATTGCTGTATTGAGTTTGTGTGGTGAGTTTTATGACAATCGTACATTCACGGCCGTTGAAAATGCGGTGGTAAATCCTACGGCACAAGCTATCTTAGATAAGTATTCAATGAACTTATTATAGGTGAAATTATGTATAGAAAAGGTAGATTAAGCACTCTATTACAACATCAAGCAGAAATTCATGCTAACAGAAAATCAACTACTTTGAATGAATTGGGGCAATATCCTATTGTTGATACAGTCATTGGCAATATGCATTGTGGTGTCATTCCACAGACTGGCGGTCTATTAAGTGGTAGAACGGCAGAAACTACACTTGCTAGAACTACACATAAAGTAGTGTGTAGGTATCGTAACGATATTGAGCCTGATATGTGGCTAATTATTGAGGGGCAGAAATATAACATCTTGTATGTTATGGATCCATATCTTAATAAAGAGCGACTAGAAATATTTACAGAGGTTGTAATCTAATGGGCATTGATATTGAAGCAGAAGGTTTAAGTGAGTTTTCTCAAGAGTTGCTAGACCTAGCGACTAAAGACTTTCCAAAAGATACAAAGAATTTTCTACAACGTGCTGGCAATAAGCTAAAGGCTAATGCCAAAAACAACTATAAAAGCGGTACTACACAAGGCACTAAAAACCTTATCAAAGGCCTTAAACGTGATAGAGCGTATAAGTATGGTAAGGATGAGTGGCAAGTACGTGTTAAGAATACAGCACCGCACGCATGGCTAGTTGAACATGGCCACGTGATGTTAGGTCATGCTGCACAAGGTAAACCTAAGTTAATAGTTGGTAACACAGGTGAAGCCTTTGTAAGAGGGAAGAATGTAATGGGGAAAACTGCAAAAGCCTTTCCGTCAGAATATCAAGGGTTAGCGGAAGAATTTATTGATAAGATGCTTAATGAAAAAGGTTTAGGCTAGTGATAACTGCAGTTGAAATAGTAAAAGCATTAACAGTAAAGTGCAGAGAATTGCTTCAATGTGATGTTAATGATAGAGATATTTCAGAGGGATTTACTAGACCATCATTTTTTATTGAGGTAGTAGACTTCAACAATGAAGATATAGGCGAAATCCTAAGAGGTGACACGCTTAATATCTATATTTACTACTTCAATGAAAAGCGTGAGATTGGCTATCTTAACTTACTCAAAGCAAGGGAAAGCTTGCGTGAGATGTTAGCGATGCCTGTTAGCGTAGCAGATGGATTTAGTATAACTGCATCTGATATAGTCGAAACAATCAATAAGGCTGATATGTCATATATCACTAACTTTGATGTAACGATCTATCAAAACAGACCAGAAGCAGATGCACCTTACATGGAAGAGTTGTCAGTCAACGGAGAGTTGCAAAAGTCAACAGAACAATAGTTATAGCATCCACCATATGTGGGTGCTATTTTTAATGGGTAAAAGGAGCATAACATGGCGATTGGCTTACCAAATATCGATATTGTCTTTATACAAAAGGCAGTATCTGCAGTATTACGTTCTGAACGTGGTACAGCTTTAATTATCGTTAAAGACGATAAACAAACTCAAATCGGTTATGATGTATTCAAATTTGAAGCAGATATTACCGATAAAAAATACAATGCCGATACAATCAAATTGTTGAAGCGTTGCTTCTATGTGAACGTAAACAAAGTGGTAGTTTTACACGTTCCAACTAGAACAACTGCATTTGCAGATATTAAACAAGTATTAGACCGAATTAAATATAACTGGGCTTGTACTACTGTTGCAGAATGGCAAACAGACTTAGTGTCTTACACTAAAAGCCGTAATGTCATTTCCAAAGGTCGCAAAGTTAAGTGCGTAGTTGCTAATGTAGCAGTTGCAGATAAACACGTTGTAAATATGAAAGGTAATTTTGTACATGAAGCTGATGCGGCAGCAGGCACTAATGTCAAAATGACTGATTATTTACCACGTATTACATCTATTTTGGCTAACTTACCAATGAACCGTAGTATCACATACTATGAATTGGAAGATTTAGACTATGTAGATAACTCTTATGTTACTGCAGAAAAAGATGTAAACAAATGGACTGATGAAGGTTGGTTACTACTCATCAATGATGATGAAGACAACGTAGTGCGTGTAGGTCGTGGTGTTAACACATTGACTACATTCACATCTACTGATACAGAAGATATGCGTAAAATCATCATCGTTGAAAGTATGGACTTAATTCAAGAGGATTTGTATTCCACGTTTAAGAAATACTACGTGGGTAAATATAAAAACAACTTGGATAACCAATACTTGTTTATTTCTTCTGTAAACGCATATTTTAAATCCTTAACTAAAGTAGTTAATGGTGAAATTCTAGATCCAGAATATGACAACCATGCATTTGTTGATGTAGAAAATCAAAGACAAGCGTGGTTATCTGTTGGTAAAACAGAAGCAGAAGATTGGGATGAAGCGAAAGTTAAAGAAATGTCCTTCAAATCTACTGTATTCATTGCTGCTAAAGTTAAAATTCTTGATGCTATGGAAGATTTAAGTTTCCAAATTACTATGGAATAAGGGGGTAAAGTATGGCAAGTAAAGACATTCATAATCAAATCTTACGTGGCCAATTTGGTAAAGTATGGATTGATGGCGAATTATATGCCAATGTTAAATCTTTTGAAGCTAAAATCTCCCTTAAATATGAAGCGGTAGATATTAACGGAGAAATGGGTGTACATCAACGCTTGGTAGGTTTTGAGGGTGCAGGAACATTGGTACTTCACAAAATCGATAGCCGTGTAGCACAAAAGATTGCTGGTAAAATCAAAAATGGTAGTGTACCAGATATTAAAATTGTATCTAAATTAACAGACCCAGATGTAAATGGTGCTGAACGTATCGAATTAACAGGTGTCACTTTGGACGAATTAACACATGGTTTTGAAAATAAAAAGGTACAAGAAGAAAGCTATCCTTTCAAATTTGCTGATTACAACTACTTAGACTTAATTCTTTAATATATAGGCGGTGCTTAGTGCATCGCCTTTCCTTTTAATGTGAGGTGGATAATATATGGCTAAATTACAACTTGAAGATTTGCTAAACAGAAATATGCAAGAGGGTTTTCAATCTAAAGATGTATATGTAAAAGGTTTAGGTGGTGAGTTGACTGTAATTCATCAACCACTACCAACAGTATTGCGTATTATGGATGATATTAAGCAAGATGCAACGCTATCCACGGTGATGGATGCGATGGTACAACTCATCTATGCTTGCGTTCCTTTGTTTAAAAATAAAGAGTTACAAGCAAAATACGAATGTGCTGAGCCTACAGATGTAGTGTATAAAGTCTTAAACGATAGCGTAGAAGATATTACTGCATTAGGTGAAGCTATCTTGGGTATGTATGGTATTGCAAATCCTGTTGAAGATGTAAAAAAGCAATAAGGGCGGACAGGGAACTGACTATGTTCCGCTATTATATGCAGAAAGGCCATACATTATCCTCGTTACTTGCATTAGATCCATTAGAACGCACATTTTATAGTGCGTGCTTTGAATTGGATATGGAAGATTTAGAAAGGGGCAATAATGGCTAAAAGTATTAACGTTTTACTTAGTCTTAAAGACCAATTCACCGCTCCTATGAAAAAGGCTGGGGATAGTGCGAAAGACACAGAACGCAAGATGGTAGCCATGAAGAATAAGTTAAGTAATTTTGGGAACGGAATTAATAACAAATTCTTAGGCATTGCTGGCAGCATCGGTAAAATGGGATTGGCAATGTCAGGTTTGGGTGCGTTCGCTAGTGTTGGTGCTATTGTTGATTATGGTAAAAAGGCACTAGAAACGGCAAAAAGTGCGGAGTTATCTCAAACATTATTGCGTAATAGCTTGGCTAATAACAATTCCTTGTATGATAAATCCGCACAGTCGCTAGATGCTGCACAAAAGCAATTAAATGAGTATGCATCTAAATGGGGTCAAGTAGGGGTTATCTCTGCTGGCACTATTCGTGCTGGGTATCAAGAGTTAAATAAATGGAATGTTCCTGTTGATAAGGTGGATGGACTATCAGAAGCATTAACAAATTTAGTAGCTGGTAAATTTGGTATTAATGCTACGGCAGAAGATGCACAGTTAGCATCACAAGCGATCGGTAGAGCGTTTAATGGTGATGTAGCTGGCTTGACTAAAATGAAGATACCTTTAACAGAAGCACAAAAGCTAATCATCAAAAATGGTACAGAAGCAGAACGCTTGGCAACTATCAATGAAATAGTAAATGGTACATTCTCCAAACAGAATGAAATACTAGCTAATACACCAGATGGGCAACTAAAACGGATGAAGAATCAACAGGCAGCATTAATGGCTACGATTGGTAAGGGTCTATTGCCTATGCAAAAAGCCTTTATTGATATGGTTAGCACTATCATGCCTGTGGTCGCACCTGTAATACAAGACATATTCGGACTGTTTAGTGGTGCATTTACATGGATAGCACAGGTTATCACAGAAAACAAAGAAACCATTAAAACAAATCTAACAGAAGGTATGAACGTAGTTAAAAGCGTTCTATCCACTTTAGGTAGTGTTATTAAGTGGTGTGTTGACAATCTTGGGTTCTTAGTGCCTGTTCTTAAAGTAGTTGTAGCTGGGTTTGTTGCTTTTAATGTAATATCTAGCATCTTACCTATATTGTTATCTATATTTAGTGGCTTTATGACTGTAGTAAAAATTGTAAGAGTATTGAACATGCTAATGATTGCCAATCCTATGGTGTTTGCATTGTATGCGGTGATAGCTGCACTTGCATTGTTGATATATAACTGGGATACAGTAAAAGAGGTGGCAATAGGTGTATGGGATGCAATTTCAAGTTATGCTAGTGAATTGTGGGAAAGCCTGGTAAGTGGATGCACAGAATTTGTAAACGGTGTTATAGAGGTTGTTACACCTATCTATAACCGATTTATGGAGATTATGAGTCCTATCTTAGATGGTGTTATGCAAATCTTCAATGGCATTATTGATTTCATTGTAGGTGTATTCACAGGTAACTGGGATATGGCCTTTAGCGGTCTAGTCCAAATCTTTAATGGCTACTTTGGAATTATTAAATCTATTGCAGAAGATGTACTTGGCTGGGTTCAAGACAAATTGCAATGGGCTGGTGAGAAAATCGATGCTATCAAAGAGGGCGGAGCATGGCTATATAACAATACTATAGGCCGTGTAACTGGTGAACATAATGCAACTGGTACAGAGTACTGGAAAGGTGGAGCGACATATGTCAACGAAAATCAACGTGGCGAAATTATCAATCTACCGAATGGATCACAAGTAATTCCACACGATGAAAGCATGAAACAATTAGCAAGTGGCCGTGGTAATGTAACAGTCAATGTAACAGTACAAGGCAACGTGATTGGTAATGAAGATTTCATGGATGCGTGCGGTAGACACGTTACAGATAAAGTTATGTTAGCTATGGGCAATATGTAGGGGGTGTGAAATGAGCTTTCAAGATAACGCTAAAAGCGTAATGAAGCAACGCTTAATGACGAAACAAGCGGACTTGCAAAAGTTAGCGGTAACTCGTGCTACTAAGTTTGCTGATAAAATTTCACATGGTCTAGTCGGTAAGATTTTAGATTATGCCGAACGAAAACCAACTACAGATATTGTATTTCACTCTGAATTAACAGATGAATACATTACATTGCCTGTAGTACCTAACCCTTTACCTACAATTAATGAGCCACAATCTAACGAAACCTTTAATGGTCTTAGAGGTGATATTAAACTCATAGGGCCTTTAGGACTACGAACACTAACCTTAGATAATATCTTGTTACCGATTAATAAAGATTACTCATTTATTCGTGGTAATGGTAGCGATGGACTACAATGCTTGCAATTCTTCCAGGCACAAAGGCAGATGAAAGCCGTGATGCGGATATGTATTATTCAATCTGATGGCAATGAAATCCTTAATATGCCATGTGTCATTAATGATCTATCTTATACATATGATAAGGTCGGAGATATTAAGGCCATAATAGGCATTGAAGAGTATGTATATACTAATACATCAACTACAGCCCAATCTTCGACTGGTGGCGAAAATAAGGCCGCAGATACAAAAGCTACTGATAGTAAGGCGGTTAAGAAATGAAGTTACAGTATACGAACACAACTAAAGACAAAGATGGTAAAGATGTTACTGAAACACGTGAAATTACCGCCTATACAAATAACTATCAAAGGTCAGATGGTATTGATACATTAGGTCAAGAATTTACCTTTGATTTAGCAGATAATCCTTTTGATTTTAACCTTATGGGCACACGGCTTGCTATTGGCGGTAAGGTTGAGTTTAGTAATCAAATTAGCAACAACAACAAGAGTGCTACAACAAAACTAAACGAAGAGCAACAAGAACAAGTTATATTTCAAGGCATCGTGGTAGCAGAGAAACAGAGTGGTGCTAACAAATATAGTTACACTTGCTTTGATTACTGCTTTTATCTCAACAAGTCAGAGATAGAAATTCAATTCAATGGTGTTAGTGGACTTGAAGCTATCAAAAAAGTATGTAGTGAAAATAACGTACCCTTGGGTAATGTGGCAGATATTAAGACTAATATCAAGAAGATATATCAAGGTGAAACAGTATCAGATGTTATCAAGGATATTATCAAGCAAGCCACAGAAGAAACTGGCTATAAGTACCGCTTAGAATACCGAGATGGTAAGGTACACGTTGAGGACTATAAAGATTTAGTGCTTGATAAGGTTATCACTCAACCTATCAATAATTACTCAAGAGATTTAAGCATGGAAGACATGCGTAATAGCATCGTTGCTATATCTCAAAAAGAAAAGAGTACATCGGTTAAGTCAACCATTCAAGATGATGAAAGCATCAAGAAATATGGCTTAATCAAGAAGATTGTTAAAGTTGATGATAAGAAGCAAGCACAGACTGCTCAAATTGCTAAAAAGACCATTCAAGATACTAATAAGGTAGCTGAAAAGTTAAACCTAACATTATTAGGTGATGATACAGTAAGGAGTGGTCGCATTATTATAATTGATGATTACACAGTAGACATACACGATAAATTCATAGTGGAGAATTGCAAACATAATTATGGAGTTAACCACACAATGACATTAGATCTAAAGCGTGTAACTAAAGAACTTGATACAAGCAAGTATGCAACAAGCACTACTACAACTGTTACACCAAATGCAACAAATAGTACTGCTAATGCTACACAAGTAGATGCTGGTATGAACGCACTCAACGGATATGAAAGCGTATATCGTGATAATGGATGCGTAGATGTGGCAGTTAAGGCTGGTTCATATTACAGTCCATTCTTAAAGCAACAAGCCGATATGGGTGTGGCAGATGTACCGACATTAGTTGGTAATGCACAAAACGCTGGCTATAAAGTTGAAGCCTTTGATGGATATGCTAAAAAAGGCGATATTCTTGTATATGGGAATAATCAACATGTTATTATTTCCGATGGTGCTGGCGGTGGATTTGGTAATAGTAGTAGTAAAGGCCATGCTATGTTCTACTCTGATGCTAATAACGCATGGCACACGAACGAAGCACCATCTAAAGTAATTAGAATGTCATAAGGGGGTATATATGGAAGAATGGCATAGTCAAATGGCATCGATGTTCAAAGAGCGAACTAACCCTATACGGATAGGTGCTTGTTTGGGTGAGGTTATCAGTACTTCACCGTGGAAAGTAGCCATTAGAGATGGTAAGTTTACGATAGATGCATCTAATGGTTATGTATGCTTTCAATTAATTCACCATATCACTACATACTCTTATCGACATAGTGGACAAATGACACACAAAGGGTGTCCAGCTGGTCCTAAAACTGATTACGATGCACAGGGCGAGGGTAAGATAGTGCTTAATGAATTATGGAAAGCTGGCGATAAAGTACTTGTTATTCCAGATGAAAACGAGCAACATTTCTTTATCGTTGATATTGTGAAAGAGGGGGTATGATGTTTCCTACAGATTACAACTTCACTAATTCCATTCAGTCTACTAAAACGGCTACAAACGCACAACATAAGGTGGGGCGGTCATTCAAATTCGACTATAAAACACATCGTTTTGTATTTGAAGATGGTCGCAATGTAGAAGATACGCAGATTGAAGCAATTAAACAATGGATTGAGTTATTTATTCGTACTGAAATGAAGAAATACTTAATCTATAGTGATAGTTTTGGTTTAGATCTAACTAAACTATTAGGGTACAGATTGCCACGAGCATATAAAGTATCCGAAATCAAAAGAAGAATAACCGAGGGTATCATGAACAAAGTACCATGCGTTGTAGTTGTCAAAGATTGGCAGTTCAATGCTGGTATTTTTTATTTCACAGTAGTTACTAATACAGGGGAAGAGGTGAAGATAGAACATGAATTCGAATTATAGTGTTGATAGCATCCATAATACGATGCTTGAAAACATTGACGATGCGTATCAGAAAACCGAAGGCTTTCCAACGTATGACATAACGAGAGGTGAAGCGTTTGCTTTACTTGAACTGTGGAAAAAGGCGGAAGAAATCGAACGCAAGCAAAATGTAGATAACTTAACAGGTGATGAACTAACAAGGGTAGTATTTCAACGCAAAGGAACACAACGAAAACTATCAACTAAAGCGGTATGTAACCTGCGTATTGTTGATGGTAACGGCACTATCCACGAGGGTGATTTATTTGAAAGCGAAAGCGGTATTCAATATGAGTCGCTTGAAAACAAAGATGTGGAAGATAACTCTATCATCAAAATAAGATGCACTAGAGCTGGTGCGATTGGCAATGTTCCTAAAGGTACAATCACACAAATGCCTATTACTATTGCTGGTATCAATGCAGTCATTAATGATGATGTGGCCAAAGGTGGCGAAGATGAAGAAAAAGACAATGACTTGCGTGAACGCTACTATGAGGAATTAAGAGAACCAGCTACAAGCGGTAACGATTACCACTATAAGCAATGGGCCAAAGAGGTAGAGGGTGTTGGTGAAGCTCACGTTATAGGGCTATGGAATGGAAATAATACTGTTAAGGTAGTTATCATCAATTCCGATAGAAAGGCAGCAAGTACCGATTTAGTTAAGCGTGTACAAGATTACATAGACCCAGATAGTAAAGGCATAGGTGATGGACAAGCACCGATAGGGGCACATTGTACTGTAGTTAGTGCAACAGAAGTACCTATCAATATTGATGTTAGAGGTGTACAACATAGCACATCGACAACTAAATCAAGCATTACATCTAATATCACAGAAGCAGTTACTGCCTATTTAAAGAGGATAGCATTTAAACAAGACTATGTATCGGTAGCACAAATAAGCAACATTATCATTGATAGTGCTGGGGTTACTGATTATGAAAGCGTTACTGTAAATAATAGTACTAGTAAAATCAATCTAACTAATGAACAAGTTGCCGTATTGGGTACAGTTAGCGTGGCATTAAATGACTAATACAGACTTCAAAGAGTATGCACTAAAAGCCATTAATAAGATGTATCGTAATGATCCGTGGGTTAGAGAATTGTATCAAGTAGCAGGCATACAACTGCAAGATATAGACGAACTACTGGATGTATTACTAGATAATGGCTTCTTTGATGCGGTAGGTGAACGTGGTTTAAAGGTTTACGAAAAAGATTTAGGTATCAAAGGTGATGGCTCAATTGAACAACGCAGAGCCATAGTGCAAATGCTATGGAATAATAACGGCAAGTGTACGCTAGATAGAATTAGGGCAATCGTTAAAACATTCGTTCTTGATGATGTAGATGTTCAGTTTGAAGATGGTGTATTAAAGTTAGAGTTTAACAACTCATCCTTTGTATATGCTATACCACAAATTAGAAGCAACTTGACTGTGGTGAAGCCTTCACATATTGGATTAAGTATTAATGATGTGCATAGCGTTGATACTGATTTATATGCTGGTAGCATTGTTACTACGTTTGAAACAACAACTATTAATCCTATGGTTGGGTTTAATTCAACGCTAGAAGATGCATCTATAGTGGCTGGTGTGTATATCACTAAAGCTAATGTAATTAATCGTATTAATTGTTAAGGGGGTATATAATACCTAGTCAATATCCACAGAATGTGGTTACTAAAAATGGTTTGGCAATGATTGCTGAAAGTGTTGCCACACGTAAAAATTTAATATTTACACGTGTAGTAGTAGGTGATGGAGATGCTACAGGTCGTAATTTTAATGATATGAATTCTGTAATTTCTCCTAAGATGGAACTGCCAGTAACAAGCGGTGTAAACGAGGGGAATGGCCAATACTTAATTACAGCCACTCTATC